GGTTGAATATCGGCTTCCCGCCCGGGGTAGCCCTAGAAATTTTTGGCCAAAAACCTCGGCCAAACCTGTGCCAGTTGCAACAAACCTAGATTTTCTGTACAATTCCCGCGCGCACAACCCGTCGCGAGGGTTCGGCGGCCAGGCCCGGAGCCGCCGGTGCGCTTTTTCCGGGAGACCACCGGGAGGTCTTATGGACGAAATTATTGCAAACGACCCCGCCGCCATCGCGCGTCTTATGAACGCGGTGGAATCGGCGGCCGTCGTCGACGTGACCACTTTTGCGCGCCTTGTGGGCCGCAGCGAAACCGCTGCCCTCAAAGCCTGGCGAAACGGCCAGCTGCCGAGCGTCGGTGGAGGTAAAATGCCGGTGCGCGAGGGACTTGTCGCGATGGTTTCCTGCGGTGGCCTGCGTCGCGATAAAAAAGCAATCCCGCAATTTATCGTCGCGGCCGAGGCGCGCGCAAGGGAACTGCTCGGCCTTCCGCCGCGTGACGATAGCGCCGTCTCGGTCGAAAAGTCGGAAGTCGACGAATGGCGGCTCAAGTACCTCAAGGCACAGACCGCGGCCCGCTCCGCGGCCGCGCAGGCAACCGCACTTCGCAATGATGTCGAAAAAGGGAAGCTCGTTCCGCGTGCCGAGGTGGAACTTGACGCCGCCGAGACGGCCACCGCCATCGCCGGCGCTCTTGCTCGCTTGCCGGAACGTGTGGCGGGGATGTGCGTAGGGTGCACCTCCGAAGAGATTGCCGGCATCCTGCGCCGTGAGATTTCGCGCGTTCTCGAGGCCATCCAGGCCAGCGCATTCACAGGCGATTGGAGTGGCGTCCTATGACCGCGGCAGACTGGAGCACGGCGTTTCTAAAGTATCTGCGCATGCGGAAGCCCGTTCCGCTCTCGAAGTGGGCGGATGCGCACCGCATCATCGGTGACGGCGCAGGTCCGGAGCCTGGCCGGTGGCGTACCGAGCGCACGCCGTATATGCGGGCCATCATGGATGCCGTTACGAATCCCGATGTGTCGGAAATCGTGATGTGCACTGGCGTACAGCTCGGCAAGACGGAGCTGTTATTGAACACGATCTGCTACTATGCCCAGTATGACCCTGCACCGATAATCCTCGTCGAGCCTTCCGACGACCTCGCACAGGACATCGGCCAGGATCGCATCGATACCATGATCCGCGCCAGTGCCGAGCTCCGTCCGCTCTTCGGTCTGGACGAGTCCTGCCGCAAGTCGACCAAGACTGGACGGCTCAAGCTGGACGCGAAGCGCTTTCCCGGCGGGTATCTGAAACTCGCCAGTGCGGCCAGCCCGAGCGACCTCGTTTCGCGTCCGGTGCGTGTAATCCTGTGCGACGAGGTGGATTCCTTCCCGGCGAGGCTGGATGGCAATGCCGTTGATAAGGCCATCGCCCGTTCCACGAACTTCGCGAACAGAAAAGTCCTGCTCACGTCTACGCCGGGCACCCTGGCCGGCTCGGAAATCTGGCGGCGTCTCGGTCACTGCGCGCGGTACGAATACCGCGTCCCGTGTCCGCATTGCGGCGCGCCGTCGGCGTGGTCGTGGGGGATGGTCAAGTGGGATCGCGGCGACGACGGCAGCGGCGACCCAGGAACCGCGCGTATGGAATGCCCTGCATGCGGGGGTACCATCCGTGACGGATCGCCCGCGCCATATACGCTCCTCGCGAAGGGCGAGTGGGCGCTGGTGTCGGGAGACCCCGCGGCCGGCCGCCTTGGCTTCCACTTGCCCGGGCTGTATTCGCCATGGATGTCGCTATCCGGAATGGTCGCGGAATGGCTCTCGGCAAACCGTGCTCGTGACGTTGACCGCCTCAGGACGTTTATCCAAGACCGACTCGCGGAGCCTTGGGACGAGCGGCCGCCGTCCTGGCACGAACGCGAGGGCGAGCGCGCCGTGGAACGCTTCGAGGATGAGCCTGACCACACGCGCATTCGCTACCTCACAGCCGGTGTGGATGTGCAGCGCGACCGTGTGGAAATCTCGGTGTGGGGATTTGGCGCGAACATGGAGTCCTGGGCGGTTTTACATACGGTTTTTGTCGGTGACCCACTGGCCGCGTCCGTGTGGCGTCAGGTGCAGGAATTTCTGGCGTTGCCAGTGGAAATGAAGGATGGCCGTACCGGCCGAATATACGCGGCTTGCATCGATTCCGGCGATGGATATTCGACGCAGATGGTCTATCGCTTTTGCGCGCCTCTGGAAAAATACCGCATCGTGGCGGTGAAGGGCGTCGGCGGCGACCGTGTGCCGCTCGTATCCCCGCCGACGCGCACCGCGTCGTTCCGCTCGCCGCTGTATCGCCTCGGTGTCGACCGACTCAAGCAGGTTATCTATGACCGCCTGAACCTCGGGACTGTCGGTCCCGGATATATCCACATCCCGCGCGAGCTGTCGACCGAGTTCTGGGAACAGCTCACGGCGGAATCGCCGGAAACGGTCGTCGAACATGGGAAACAGGTCACGCGATGGAAACAGCACAGGCCGCGGAACGAGGCGCTGGACTGCGCTGTTTACGCCCTCGCGGCCTATGAGTTATTCTGCCATCCCGTTTCGCGTCTGCCTAATCGGCATCGGCGGTAGCCGGCCGTCGTTTGGAACTCAGAAACGTGATGCGGTCTGCGATGATCACCTGCGAGTAGTACTTTTCGCTGTTTTTCGTGTAGCTGCGACTGTCGAGACGGCCTTCGATGCAGCAGAGATCTCCCTTGTGCAGATGGTCGTGGCAGAGGTGGGCATGTTTACCGAAGGCGCAGACGTTGTGCCACTGGACCTCTTCCTGGCCGTCGCGGAATGTCGAGTTCGAAAGGCTGAAGCACGTATATTCCGCTTTCGGTCCCTGCTTCAGTTCAGGATCACAGCCGAGACGTCCAATGATGATTGTACGATTGAAAGTGTTGGCCATTGTTTGTCTCCTTGTAAGAGGTCTTGTTACACCGCCCCGGATTACTACCATCTCGGGCCAGCCGCGGGCGGGGAAGCCCCCCGCCCGTTTCATGGGGTCTATTTAGCGTATGTCTAAAACATTGTCAAATAGATTTTTCGCTTTTTCTGAAAAATTTTTTGCAACTGAGTTGCATTTAGCCTACCATCGCTACGGAGCCCCGTGTGGGGCGCGGATGGGTGCGGAGAATGGTATTCCAGCGGACTGTAAATCCGTCGGCGTGAGTCATTGGTGGTTCGAGTCCACCCCCATCCACTACACACCGCGGAGGTGGCTATGCGAATCGAAGAGCTGCGGGCGGACATCGCGAAATGGGAGGCGGCCGCAAATGCGGTAGCCAAGAGCAAGTCTTACACGGTCGATGGCCTGACCTACACGCGCCAGGACCTGGCGTCCATCGAAAAAGTGCTGGAGGGGCTGTATGCACGCCTCGCCTGTGTTTTGCGCGGCGGGTCGTGCCATCGCGTCTCTCCGGTGCGTTCCATTGACTATGTGCGGACGCGAGGGATTATCTACTAATGGCGGGCCTGCTTTCCAAAATTGGCGGAATGATTAGACGTGCGGTTGCACCTGCACCCGCGGTGCGCCGTGCGGCCGCCAAGGCGTGGCGGCAAGTCTACAATTTCGGGAACGAACTTTTCTCGTGGGTAGGGTATGCGCGACACGGCGCAAGCGCGGAATCGTTGCCGCTCGATTCGTGGTTCACGTTCCCCGCCAGCCCGCGCGACGACTGCGACAAAAACCAATTTCTGCTCCGCTTGCGCTCGCGCGATTTGTACATGTCGTCGAGCTTTATCGGATCGATTCTCCATGCAAAGCGTGAGGGCGTAATTGGCCGCGGGCTTGAGCTCGATGCAAAAATTGACGCGGAAGCGCTCGGCCTGGAGCTCGACGATGCCACGGCCATCGAACGCCGCATCGAGGCCGCATTTGCGCGGTGGGCGCGTAACGTCGGCACGGACGGCGAATCCCTAAACACGATTCTGCGCAACGCGTATTTCTCGACAATCGTAAACGGTGATTGCATCGCGGATATATACTGCGACGCGCCGACGCGAATGCTTCGCGTGTCGCTCGTGGAATCGGACTGCCTGGTCACACCGCCGGAAGAGTACGGCAACGACCGCGTGCTTTCTGGCATCGAATTGAATGCGAACGGCCGCGCCATTGCATATTGGCTGGCCACAGGATTCTTATTCAATTCGGACGGATTCCCCGTTCGGTATTATCGACGCAGGAAATTCATGGCTGGCTTCAATTCGCTGGCCGCCGGAGATTTTTTATTCCCGCGCAACGGCGCGATATTCATCCACACGCCTTTCGAGCGCCCCGGCCAGCTTCGCGGGCTTCCTATTGTTTCGCGCGTAATCGAGGATGCAAAGCAGCTCGACCGCTACATGCGCGCCGAACTCGACGCCGCAGTGGTCGCCAGCAAGCCCGCGTTATTCCGCACGCACCCCGTTGTCGAAGCCCAGGCCGAGGTCGATATGATGGATTCCTTCGGCGTCGCTCCGGGGCCGTCCGCGAGCGAAACCGCGCTCCCGCCGGAGCACGAGCCTCCCATAAATTACGGGAACGGCCTTATGGTCGATTTGTGGGACGGAGCGGACATGAAGGCATTCAATCCCGCGCGGCCCAACCAAGCCTACAGCGAGTTCGTTGACCATAAGTTCGCGGAAATTTCTGCGAATCTCGGTATCAGTGCCGAGGTGGCGCTCAAGCGCTGGAACGCGTCGTATAGTGCCAGCCGCGCCGCACTGCTCGACGCACAGCAGGGCTATGAGATCGACCGTGCACTGTTTGTCGACCAATTCTTGCGTCCGCTTTACAACGCCTGGCTCGACCTGCACGCCGACGAACTCGGGCTTACAGGATACTACACCGACCCCGCGCGGCGTTCCGCGTGGCGGTGTGCCGAATGGATCGGCGAACAACTGCCGAACATTGACCCGACGAAGGAAATCGACGCGGCGGCAAAGCGCGTGCAGCTGTGCGTATCCACACTTGCGCGCGAAGCGCAGGTAGCTACGGGTACCGACATCGCCGCGAATATCCGCCAGCGCGGATACGAAGAGCGCCTAATGCGTGAATATGGCCTGGTTAAGGACCAAAACGGACAACCCATTGACATATTGGAGGGTAGTGATGCTTATCGCGAATAACACCGGAAACGCCATTCAGATTTCCATAATCGGTGAAATCATGGGCGAAAACGAATGGCAGGCCAGTGATGCCGCGTATCTGCGCGCGGTTCTGGATGCCGCCGACGGCTCGGTGCCGTTGAATGTCTGGGTTTCCAGCCCAGGCGGCAGTCTCGACGCGTCCATGGCCATGCGCGCCATGCTGGCGGCGCATGAAGGCGGAATCGAAATTCACACAGCGGGTATTGTGGCCAGCGCCGCCACGCTCCTGCTTTGCGTACCCGGCGCGCATGTCGTGGCCGAACGCGGTTCGGTCTACATGATCCATACGGCCCGCATGGGTGCCGCAGGGGATGCGCGGGAAATGCGGAAAGCCGCCGACGCGCTCGATGCCTGCGACGACGAAATTGTGGACGTGTATCGGCTCCGTATGAAGTGCGGCGACGATGAACTTCGCGACATGATGGCCGCCGAGACGTGGTTGCGGTCTGCCGATGCCGTGCGTCTGGGTCTTGTCGATGAGGTTGCGGACGCATCGTCCGGCGGGTATGTGGCAGAACCGCGCAACCCCGACCCGATTCCGGAGGCCGTTTCTGCGCGTCTGGAACCGCGTATGGAAGCGATTAGTGTGGGCATTAGTAATCTATCGGCTGCGGGCGAAAAGCGCGCACAGGCAATCGTGGGTGCGGCAGAGAGGGCCGTCTCGGGCATTACCGATTCCGCGGCCGCCGCAATCGCGGGAATCAGGGAAGCCGGCGCGGGCATTTCGGCTTCGCTTGCCGAGGAATTGA